CGGCTTCGCCCAGGAGGAAGACACGACCCGCACCCCGATGCACGTCGGGCGCGGCGGGCGCATGACCCTCTCGCCGGAAAACCAGGGCGACTTCTTCCCCCGGCCTGCCCGCGAAACTAGCGAGTAAGGCACCACACCCACCGTCACCACAGTCACCACAGTCACCACAGTCACCACAGTCACCACAGAAAAGAGGTTCCAATGGAAAAAGAAGCGATACAGCACCTCCAGGACAATTCCGCTATCGATGAGATCAACGAGGTATTGGTTGATAACCAGGCGGGTGTGCTGGCCGTGCCCGAGTCAGCACGTCTGGAAGACCTGGAGCAGTATAGCGACCGCCGCCGTCGCTTCCGGGGCACCTTCGCGACCAACGACCCGAAGGGCTTTTCCAACTACTGCGTCACTAACGTCACCGAGACCATTAAAAGCGCGTGTTTCATCGACCCCGACCAGATGGCCGCCCTCACCATACTGGACCTGGGCACCGTGAACGCCCCGCTCCATGCCGATCACAAGGCCACCCTGAGCCTGCAAAAGACAGCCGCCTTCAAAGCGCTGCTGCAGATTGAGGGCAAGCGCATGGACCAAAAGTCCGCCGCTGAGTGGCTGGAAGACTGGGCGCCGCACTTGGCAGCCACCATCCGGGGCGAAGACGGGCCCGAGTTCTACCCGCTTTCGAAGGCCATTGCCGCCGTCCGCCTGGTCACTTTGAAAACCAACACCGAGCAGGAACACGAGGACCGCGACTACGGGGCCACCCGCTCCACCATGGCCTCCGTGGAAGCCAAATCCCGGGATCAGCCCCTGCCCAACTTCCTCGAGTTCACCTGCAACCCGTACCACGGGCTGCCGGAGCGGACCTTCCGGCTGCGCATCGCGCTCATCACCAGCGACGGTGACCCGGAATTCCGCTTCCGCATGGTGCAGGCCGAGCAGGAGCAGGAAGAAATGGCTGACGACTTCGCCGACCTGATCCGCCAGGAAATGGGCGGGGTCATGGACGTCATCATCGGCCGCATGGCCGCGTAAACCCACCGCCCGGCCCACGGGCCGGGCCTCTCGGGGGAGAGACCATGAACGAACGATTCCACAAACTGGCGGTGGAGCAAGCCGTAAAAAAGCTGTTCAGCGCCACCAGCTTCAGCGTCTGCACGCTCGACGACATCGGCGACATGCTCGGGGTCAACCCGCGGCAACACCCCAACTACCGCTATCTCCGCGCCCTGCACTGCGTGGACTACGCCGATATGTCCGCCGAGCTGCTGGGCCAGATCCAGCACCAGGTTCTGGACGTGCTGCAGCGCCCCGCGTTCAACCCCGCTCTGGTGAGCGACCTGCTCACCGCCGAAGGCCGCGACTTCGCATTCACCGAGGATCGCTACGTGGACGCCCCGCCGGCCCCACGGCAGCAGCGCCGTCTCGGTAAGGGCCACTGAGGGAGGTCAGCATGAACACAGACGCACCGATCAGGGAACTCACCTGGGACGAACAGGCCACCTGGGGCACCTGCGCCGCCTGCGGCGCCAGCCACGGCGAGCCCTGCGACCCGGACATCGGCTGGGCCCTGGGCGGCGTTCGCCCGCAGAACGGCGCCCACCTTTGCCGCATCAAGAACGCCCCGCAGCGAGTCCGCCTGGAGCGTGCCGCATGATCGTCGCCACCTACTCCGTGCACGACAAGAACCCCCGCATCAGCGACCGCGCAGCCGGTCTCGGCCAGCGCCGCTGGCAGATCAAGCTGTACGCCCAGAACGGCGATGACCGTGTGACCCACGAATTGCGCCCCAACGGCCACTGCTACCTGGTCGACGTGCTGCCCCTGGCCACAGACGCCATTGATGAGCTGCTCGCGGAGTTCGACCACACGATCACTGCCGCCGGCTTTCAGGTGGTGGCCCTGCGATGAGCACTCCAGCGCCAGGCCTCGACCAACATTTCACGCCGACATGGGCCGCCGAGCTGCTGCTTCAACGGCATTTCCCGGACCTTGATCAGAGCGACGCGGTCTGGGAACCCACCTGCGGCGACGGCCGTTTCCTGCTGGCCGTCCCGCCGGAGGTTCCCGCCTTTGGCAGTGAGATCGATCCCGCCCAGGCCACCGCCGCCAGGGCGAACACCGGCCGTCCCGTGATCACCGGCGATTGCCTCAGCGTTGAACTGCCCACCCGGCCCACCGCGGTAGTGGGTAACCCGCCGTTCCAGGCCGAGCTGGTGCAGGCGCTCCTGGATCGCTGTCACTTCGAGCTGGGCGACGGCGATCGGGTCGGCCTGCTGCTGCCCGTCTACCTGTTTCAGACGGCCGCCACGGTCATCCGGTACCACCACCGCTGGTCAATCCGCCAGGAGCTGCTGCCCCGCAATCTGTTTCAGGGCCTCACGAAGCCGCTGCTGTTCGCGCTGTTCACCAAGGAACAGCGCCGCACGCTCCACGGCTTCTTCCTCTACACCGAGACGGACGCCCTTCTCGCCGGCGTGCACCCCCGGCTGCGCGCCTACCTGCTCGGCAACCTGAGTACCGCCCAGTGCTGGCGGGATGCCGTGCGGGTCGCTCTCGAGGCCTGCGGAGGGCACGCCTCGCTGTCCCAGCTCTATGCCTGCTTTGAGGCAGGCGGCCGCCCCACCACCAACAAATTCTGGCGCGAGAAGATCCGGCAGGTTGCCGGTAAGCACTTCGTCCGAACTGCGCCGGGTGAATATGCACTACAGGAGGCTGCATGAGCGTATCCGCCTACCCTCTCCAGTGGCCGGTTGGATGGCCTCGAGCGAAGCGCCCCGAGACAGCGCGGTTCGCCACGTCATTCGCGGCAGCCCGCGACGGGCTTATGGAAGAGCTGCGCCTGATGGGAGCCCGTAACATCGTTCTGTCCACGAACATCGCGCTGCGTCGAGATGGGCTGCCGTACGCCAATCAGCCTCAGCCTGAGGACCGCGGCGTGGCGGTGTACTTCGAATACAAGAAACGCAGCATGACCTTTGCCTGTGACCGCTGGGGGAAAGTTGAGGACAACGCCCAGGCGATCCGCAAGACCATCGAGGCGCTGCGCGGAATCGAGCGCTGGGGCGCCAGCGACATGATGGAGCGTGCCTTCACCGGTTTCCAGGCGCTGCCCAGCTCTGCCAGCAACGCCGGCGGCGCCTGGTGGGTGGTGCTGGAGGTGGACCACAACGCCAGTCCCGACGACGTGCGCGCGGCCTACCAGCGCCGGCGCAAAGAAACCCACCCCGACCACGGCGGCAACGCCGCTCAATTCAGCGCCGTTCAGCGCGCATGGGAACAGTATCAGGAGGCCCGTAATGGATAAGCGAAAGGCGCTACCAATTTCATTCATGCCCGCCATGGTGCGGGCAGAGCGGGCGGGACTGAAGACTCATACCCGGCGGGTCGCCAATATCCCGGCTGGCTGGCAGCTAGACACTTACCTCGCCGCGAAACCTGGGTACCCGATTTTGGGCCGGATCACCTCGGCGCACCCAAAGAGAGGCCGCTTAGGGTTCTTTATTGAGCGCAGAAGCGACGATTTCCGCGAGACCGACATTGTGCCCTGCCCCTACGGCGCCCCCGGCGACCTGCTCTACGTCAAAGAGGCCGCCTGGATGTGGTGCGAGCGGATACCGAACGGCACGACGCCGACCGGGCGCGCGAAGTACCGCTACGAGCCGCTGCGCGCCGCGCCGATCCACTACGTCGCCGACCACCCCGAGCGGCCCACCGTCGACGTGGTCAGCCCGGACACCGGCAACCAGTTCGGCTGGCGCTACAAGGTGGCGCGGTTCCTGCCGCGCTGGGCGTCACGCGCCACACTGAAGATCACCGACGTGCGAGTGGAGCGCCTGCAGGAGATCAGCGAGGCGGATGCTACAGCCGAAGGAGCGGAGCCATACGATGTCGCCGACCTTTCTGCGAGCGAGGTAGCGCTACTGGATGCACCGCTGATGGAACGAGACAGCCCCAACCGCAATGGCTTCGCGCTCCTGTGGGTCTCCATCAACGGCGCCGGCTCATGGGCAAAGAACCCGTGGGTTTGGGTAGTGAAGTTCACGGCCCACCCGATAAACGTTGATCGCTTCCTAGAGGACCATTGAATGGGCACCTTTCGCGGCAACCTGCAGGCGAGCCTGAACTTTGGTGAGCTGGTGGTGGACAACTTCGCCGGCGGCGGTGGCGCCTCCACCGGCATCGAGCGGGCCATAGGCCGACCCGTAGACATCGCCATCAACCACAACCCCATCGCCCTGGCGATGCACGAAACCAACCACCCGCACACCCGCCACTACTGCGAGTCGGTGTGGGACGTGGATCCGCGCAAGGTCTGCAAGGGCCAGCCAGTCGGGTTGGCCTGGTTCAGCCCGGATTGTACCCACCACAGTAAAGCACGTGGCGGGAAGCCGGTGAGCCCCCGCGTGCGCGGCCTCGCCTGGGTCGTGATGCGCTGGGTGGGTACGGTTCGTCCCCGGGTGATCATGCTGGAGAACGTCGAAGAGTTTGTGAGCTGGGGGCCGGTGGTGCGTGATGGCAAGGGCGGCTGGAAGCCTTGCCCGAAGCGGAAAGGCCACACTTTCAAATCCTTCGTCAACGCCCTCCGCCGCCACGGCTACACCGTGGACTGGAAAGAACTGCGTGCGCATGACTACGGCGCGCCGACGATCCGCAAGCGCCTGTTCCTGGTCGCGCGGTGCGATGGCCTGCCGGTCGTCTGGCCAGAACCCACCCATGGCCCCGGCCTCCAACCCTACCGCTGCGCGGCGGACATCATCGACTGGTCGCTGCCCTGTCCTTCGATATTCCTGACCAAGGAGCAAGGCAAAGCCGCCGGCGTCCGCCGGCCCCTGGTCGAGGCGACACAGCGCAGGATCGCCGAGGGCCTGCGCCGTTTCGTCTTCGAGCACCCGGAACCGTTCATTGCACCCCCGGGCGCCATAGTCGGGTGCGGCGGCCGCGCCGGCCAGTCCCGCCCTCGCGGCTTGCACGAGCCGCTGGCCACCATCACATCGAAGGGCGACGCCTGCCTCGCCGTGCCCTACCTGGTGCCCCGCTATGGTGAAGCCCAGGGCCAGCGGCCGCGCACCAGATCCGCGCTGGCGCCACTCCCCGCTATCGTGCCCACCGGCAACCATGGCCAGCTGGTCCAGGCGTTCCTCGCCAAACACTACACAGGCGTCACCGGCTCGGAATTGAAACGGCCAATCGGCACGATCACCGCCCGGGATCACCACTCCCTGGTCACCAGCCACATGGTCAAGCTGCGCGGTGGCTGTGTCGGGCACCACCCCGGAGGGCCGGTGCATACGATCACTACAGGGACAGGCCACCACGCAGAATGTCGCGCGTTCCTGATGAAGTATTACCGGGAGGGCGGGCAATGGTCCGACCTGCGCGACCCCGTGCACACCATCCCCACCAAAGCTCGCATGGGCTTGGTGCTGGTGCAGGGGCAGCCGTATCAGATCGTGGACATCGGCATGCGGATGCTCCAACCCCACGAACTGTTCCCCGGCCAGGGCTTCGGGCCGGACTACATTATCGACCGTACCTGGGACGGAAGGCGCCTCACCAAGGCGGAGCAGAACCTGATGTGCGGCAACAGCGTCTCGCCGTTCCCGTGCGAAGCGCTGGTCTCCCTTAACTACCAACCCAACGTCGCCGCCGCAGCGGCCTAGGAGAAACCATGGATACCGAAAAGACCCTCTGCATCTACCACAACAACTGCGCCGACGGCTTCGGCGCCGCCTGGGTAGTCCGCCACGCCCTCGGTGACCAGGTCCAATTCCACGCCGCTAACCATGGCGAGGCCCCGCCGGACGTGCGCGGCCGCAACGTGGTGATCGTCGATTTCTCCTACAAGCGCCCGGTGTTGCTGCAGATGGCCGAGGTGGCCACCAGCATCACCATCCTCGACCACCACCGCAGCGCGGAGAAAGACCTGGTCGACTTGCCCGACAACGTGTATGCCGAGTTCGACATGAACCGCTCCGGCGCGATGATCGCCTGGGATCACTTTTTCCCGCGAGAGACCCCACCCTCACTGATCGAGCACATTGAAGACCGCGATCTCTGGCGGTTCGAGCTGCCGGGCACCCGCGAAATCCAGGCCGCCGTCTTCAGCTATCCCTACGATTTTGAGGTGTGGGACGAACTCATGAGCTACGAGGGAATGGCGTTGCGCCTCCAGGGCGAATCCATCGAGCGGAAGCACTTCAAAGACATCGCCGAGTTCCGCACCGCTGCCCAGCACACCATGGTGATCGCCGGTCACCAGGTGCCAGTGCTGAACGTGCCGTATTTCTACGCCAGCGACGCCGGCCACCAGATGGCCGAGGACGCGCCCTTCGCCGCCTGCTATTGGGATACGCCGGAGGGGCGGACGTTCAGCCTGCGCAGCCGCGAGGACGGCCTGGACGTGAGCGAGATTGCCACCCTGTTCGGTGGCGGTGGCCACCGCAACGCCGCTGGCTTCCGGCTCACCCGGGCCCAGGTGGAAGACGCCCCGTTCGGCCCGGTCGAGCCGCCCAAGGAGACCTGACGTGAGCGACACGCTGCAACAAATCCTGGAAGAACTGCGCGCCCAGCGCGTTCAGGAAAGCCTCTGGAGCACCGAGGAAGTCGGCGCCTACTTCGGGGTGAAGAGCAAGACCGCGTGCGGGATCGTGGCGGCGCCCGACTTCCCGGACCCGGTGACCGCCCCAGGGGTGGGCCGCCGATGGCTGCCGGAGGAAGTGCGGGCCTGGGCGAAGCGGCACAGGAAACCGAAGCGGCGCGCCTAATCCAGGCGGGCCGCTATTTCCGATGCCGTCGGGTTGTAGTAGACCCGCAGACTGCCCAGGTTTTGGTGCCCCACCATTCGCGCCAGATCGAGGATATCCAGCTTCTGAGCCAGGCGAGTGATCGCCTCATGCCGCGAGTCATGAAAGCGCAGGTCTTTTATCTGGGCCTTGTCCCGAGCCCGCCGGAACAGCACGTCCAGGCTCCGTGAAGTAAGGTCGAACAGCGGGCCTTTCTGCCCAGGCGCTTGCTGCAGCAGCGCCACCGCACGGGTGGACAGAGGAACCTGTCGCCGCGTGCCGTTCTTCGTCATTTCCAGGGTGCAATGCCGGGCTTGCAGATCCACCCGCGACCAGTCCAAGGACAGTATCTCTCCCGCCCGCATGGCCGTTTCCAGCGCGATCAGGAATACTAACGCCACTTGGTGCTGTTTGGTCTCCACGCGCCCCTCATAGCCCAGGGCCATGCACACACGCTCGATCTCATCGTCGCTGATGCGCCGATCCCTGCCCTGTGGTGACGGCGGCCGCCGTAAGCCCGCACACGGGTTCTCAGTGAGCCAGTGCCATTCTTCTACCGCTGTCCTGAAGACGGCGCTCAGCAGATTCAGCTCACGGTTCACGGTCCCCGGGGCTACGTCCGCCAGCCGCCGATCGCGGTAATCCGCAATGTCGCCGCGGCGCACATCCCGGATCGGGATCTCAGCCAGGGGGTCCCGCCCGATCGCAGCCAGGCGCAGTTCTTCCCAGCGCGCGCCTCGCTTGCTCGGCGAGACCGTCCGTGCATACTTGTCGAGAACGTCAGCCACGGTGCCGCCGGCGGAAACGCCCAACGTGCCGGCCCGAATCTGCGTCTCAATGTCCGCCGCCCAGGCCTTGGCCGCCGTCTTGCTCTCGAACGTTGCGGACCTGTAGACGCCCTGCATTCGGACCTCTGCCCGCCACCCGCTCGCGCGCTTTCTGAATGTGGCCACTCCCCACCCCTGGCGTAATTTTGGCGTAATTGGAAACGGAATACTGGGGAATGCTAGGGAATAATGGGGGAGACTGGAAGGGCTGGGAGCGCATTGAATGCGGGGTTTTCCGAACTGTAGGGAGTAACGGGGAGCGTTGGAGAATATGCCTTAGATTCCTCTTTCCGGCACCATTCCTGCCTTTACTTTCAATCACTTACAGAACATCGGGCGTAAATCAGGCGTAATGGCTTCGGGTTTCGCGTCGCCCCGTCTGTCTTTATACTGTCCGCATGTCCAGTATTACCCTCACCATCAAACAACAGTGGGCCGGCTGCCTCGTCGTCCACCCGTGGAGCCGTGCCCAGATCGGCGTGCGGCGCAAAGGCGGCGGTCTGCGGTATGTGCCGTTCGGCGGTCTGCTGCACAAATCCTGGCTCCCCCTGTGGGTCACCCCGGTCGCTCTGGCCGTCACCGACTGGAACTACGCTGGCGCCCATCAATCGGACCAGCGGCACATCATGTCCGGGTTCGTGGTGGGTGCCCTGATCGAGCAGCGGGCCTTCGTTGTGCTCTATGACGGACGCCCGAAAGAGGTCTGAGCGTACGCCACCTGGCGCCACCAGCCTACAGACGCCGGCCGCCAGCAACCCTACCCTGGCATTGTCCGCCGTCGGCAGGGAGGCCAGCGACCAGAGGTCAGCGTTACTCGGCGGGCTTTTTCGTGAAGGTGCGAGGGTGTTGGTGCTATGCGCCAGGAGGGCCGATCTCGAGCATCCCTCGTCCGTCTACTACCGCCCCAGTGTCCACTTCACTGCGCACCGCCCCCTCGACGAGATCCGTGCCGGCGGTGGTGTAGTCGTGGATCGCGGTTAGGAGTTAGGGAATGGTGCGGTAGGCACGTCGAACGCGCCCGAGTATCGAGCTATGCCCCGGGTAATACGCAAATCATCAAGCCAGCCGTTTATGGAGATACCGTCAAACCGGCTACCGCCAATAATCGTATCGCCACTGTTGTTAAAATTGAATTCGTCCACTGTTTGGGTCGCCCAATTCCCTACGCCCTGGCCGTCCTGGTAGAACCGGAGGTTTGTTCCCTCGCGCACTATCGCCATATGAACCCATTGCTCAATGGGCACCAGGGTAACAGCGGTTCTGTTGTATCCTGAATAAGCAAAAATTGAGAGTCCGCCACTATCTAAGCGAATGATGCATTCTCCAGGACCCCAGGTTCCCCCGCCCGACGCAATAAACGCGGCAGTGCTGCCAGTCGATGAGTTTAACCATGCCCAGAACTCAATCGTGAAATCGGTAGTGCCGCCAAAATTAAAATCGGTGTCGGTGCCGGTAAAGAGATAGCTGCTGCCCACGCCATCAAACAAACAGCTAGCTCCCCCAAATTTACTTTCCCCGGTGTCAACCTGGGCTGATCCATTGGCGGTTATAATCTTCCCGTAAAGCGAACTGTCCGGGAACTGATCGCTGCCATCTGTTCCATCCATATGCAGTAAAAGCACGACATCATCGAAATTCGGGTCTGCCGGCTCCGGCTCCCCCGCCCTCCCCTGGCCGAGCAGGACGTGCTGCGCTGGGCGGATCATGCTGCCGTCTCCTCTGCGTTGGTCCACCAGATGATGTCCGTCGGCTTGATGACGCTGATTGCCTTGCCAGGAGCGGCGGTGCTGTCGCCGGCATTCACCACTGTATCGCCGCCCTCGCCGGCGGCGGTCACCACTCCAGCTGCGCCCTGGGCCAGAATGACGTTGAAGCCGCCAGGAATCGCCGTGGTGGCGTTGTCCGGCAGGGTGACGGCCACAGGGTCATTGCTGGTGAACCAGAGCACCTTGCCGTTGTCTGCGGCCGTCAGGCTGTAGGTGGTGGTGGCTACTTCCTCCACCTTGAGGCCGGCGCCCCAGAGGTTGCCGGCGCTATCCAGGCGCAGAGGGGTGCGCTTGAGGGCCTTACCGCTTGTGCCGCTGAAGGCGGGCAGCTCACCGTCAACGCTGGCCGCAGCCCCGTTCACATCACCGGTGCCGCCGACAACGTCGTACCCCTCGCCATTCCAGTAGATGTGCAGATCCTCGTCCACCACCAGCACCGGCGACCCAAACGGCTCAATGTAGAGCCAGGCGCCGGAGTGATAGGCCGCGATGGTGTTGTCCTTGCCGGCCCAAGTGCCGGTGGCGCCGACGGGGACGATGTAGCTGTCGCCCTCTTCCGGGTTGCTGGGCGCGGTGGACTGGGAACGGGAAATCACCGAGCCACGGGCCACCTGCCCCATCACCAGCAGGTTGGTGTTCATGCCACGGCCCCAGCCCTTCTCGCGGGTTTCCCAGCCGTAGACGATGTTCGTTCCTGGAATCTGAATGGCAGGCATGACTTACCTCAGTATTTGATGCAGGGGAGCAGGTTGTAGTTGGCGACGCGGGTTTCGGTTCCAGCTCCGGCCGTTTTCGTGTTCACCGTATCCGTGTAGCCGTTGCCAACGGCCCTGTTATTAAGCTCGGCGCCTTCGGCAACGCTGTCGCCCACCGGCATGCCATGGGTATGTTCCGGCATCTGGTCGGCCTGGTACGCGCCGGGGTCGCGCTCGATGTCGGCGGGATCCAGTGCGCGGATGTGGGCCTTGCGGGTAATCAGGTCCGGCACCCGGAAGGTGGTGGAGCCGTCACCGGAGCTGAAACAGCCTCGCCGGTCGGTTTCGCTGTCGCCCAGATATTCCGCGTCGGTGACGACCGTCCCGTAGGTCTGCGCCCAGTACCAGAGGCGCGGGTAATCGGCCCGCAGCAATTCGTCGTCGTTGGCGATCACACGGCCGGGAACGGCGGAGGTCGCCGCAAACCAATCAACCGCGCCCACGCCCTCCAAGTCTTCCTCGGACCAGGCCGCCCGGTCGATCAGCTCCGGCCGGTTCTCGAATTGAGTGCCGACACCGCCGCGCTCCAGCTGGGCTTCGCCGGCGTCCAGGTTCGTGTTGGCGACGATGCCGCAGTCGAAGGTCACCACCACGGCGACGCCGGTGGACAGGTCGCCGGGGTTCTCGATGGGCAGGCTGAGCTGGGTGAGCGTGTTGCTGGCGATGGAAACCGGCGAGCTGGCCGCGATGGTGACCAGGTCGCCGTCGAAGTCGTCCGCCGTGAGGCACTTGTACAGCGTCAGAAAGACATTCATCGGTGAGCCGCTGTTCTGGCGCACCTTCGCCTGGAACACCACGTCATCGCCGCTGATGTTGGCGCCGTCGCCGGATGGCATGCGCCACATGATCTCCGCCTCGGATTCGCTACTGTCCGTGGTGACGTTGTCCAGCCGGGCACAGACGCCGGTGTCGCCGAAATTGGCGTCCAGGTGGCGATGGAATGTGCCTGCCGTGGCCGAGCCCACCTGAGCAAACACGCCCGCCAGCTCACCCAGGGACCAGCTTTCGCGCACCGGGAAATCCACGCCGGAGGACGCATGGCGCCGGCCCTTGCACCCGCCGTTGGTGAGCAGGTTCTTGGGGCCGGCGTCGGTGCCCAGCGCGCTCACCGCGGACTCCAGATCCTCGATGCGGCTTTCCAGATTCACGATGTTGTTCGCGACCCCGCCGCGCTCCCACTGGAACGCCCCGTCGGCGTCATAGGCCAAGATTTTGTAATCCTGGTTCGGGGTCAGCTCGAAGTCCGGCAGCAGCCCGTAGGCATCGGCGTAGAGGGTGTTCCCGAGGGAAACCGACAGATCCGTGCCGGCGTCGTACACGTTGGCCGGGGTGTCGGTGTCGTCCTCGAAGAACTCCATGCGGCCGCCGGGAAGCAGATTCCCCTTCTTGTCGCGGAGCAGGTACCCGTTAATCGGGTTTTCCATGCGTGAGAGCATTTTTCAGGTCTCCAGAATCGAAAAAGCCCGCCGGGTGGCGGGCTGTGCTGGTCGTGTGGTCGTGCGGTGGGCTTTCGGCCCCGGGTCTGATTCGGTTACTATTTGACCGCTAAAGGGAATCCGATAACTCAAATAAGGGGAACGACAATGAGAATTTTCGCTTTTGCCTTCTTTCTGCTCGCCTGCTCATCGGCTCAAGCTGCCTGCT